TCATGCGCTCACCATCCGTCCCGAGGCGCCGAGCAGCGCGCGCATCACCGAGATGCGATGTTCGTAGCCGCGCACCATGCCGCGATGCGAATGGGCGGCTTCGGGCGAGGTGGCACGGGTCGCGCGCATCTGCGCGACCTGGTGCGAATGTAGCAGATCATTGAGGTCCATCAGCGACGCTCCGGCAGCGTAAGCGGAAGCGCGTGCGTCTCCCGGCCGCTGGCGCCTACGGGACCGACTTGCCAGCGATGGATCGTATATGGGGTCGCCGGCCGCCGGATACCATGCCGCCAGCGAAACGAACCAGATGGGATAATCCTGCTTGACATCGCAACGCTGATATGGCACAAAACAGGAACATTGGGAATTGCGGGTCGGGGCCGGGCACGGGGGTGCTGCCGGCCCCGACGCGCGTCTGGGGGGCGGACATGGCGGACGAACGATTGACCGGGGCCAACCGGCGGCCGGTGCAGCGGCAGCGGGTGGGGCATGGCTGGACGCAGGCGCGGCGCGAGGCGTTTCTGGATCATGTCAGCGCCACCTGCAACGTGCGCGCGGCGTGCGAGGCGGTGGGGCTGTCGCAGGCGAGCCTCTATTCGCTGCGGCGGCGCGACCCGGCGTTCGCCGACCAGTGGCGCATGGCGCTGCTCGCCGGATACGACCGGCTGGAGGGGGAATTGCTCCACCGCGCGCTCAACCCGCTGGACGAGGTGGCGGTGGGCGATCCCGATCGGGTGATCGCCGGGCCGGTGACGTTCGATCAGGCGCTGGCCCTGCTCGACCGGCATCGCCGGATGTTGAAGAACGAGAATCTGGGGCAGCGCGACACCCAGTATCGCGCGACGCAGGCCGAAACCGATGCGATGCTCAAGAAGCGGTTGCGCAGCCTGCGCCAGAAGTTCGAGGGGCGGACGTGAGCGGGGTCGATGCCGAACTCGCGCTGCTGTCGCGGATGGACGACGCCGCGCTCGACCGTTTCCTGCTCAGGCTGCAGCCCAGCCAGCGGCGCGAGCTGGCGACGCGCTGGGGACTATATGCCCATCGCGGCCAGTCGCTGGCCGATACCGACTGGAGCGTGTGGCTGATCCAGGCGGGGCGCGGCTTCGGCAAGACGCGGGCGGGAGCGGAATGGGTCTGCACCCGCGCGGTCGAGGACGGGGCGTTGCGCATCGCGCTGGTCGGGGCGACGCGGCATGACGTGGAAAGCGTGATGGTGCGCGGCGAGGCGGGGTTGATGGCGGTCGGGCGGCATTACGGCAATGTCCGCTGGTGGCCGTCGCGCGGGGTCGTCGAGTTCGGATCGGGCGCGGAGGCGCAGGTCTTTTCCGCCGAGACGCCCGATGCCCTGCGCGGCCCCGCGCATCACATCGCGTGGTGCGACGAGCTGACCAAATGGCGCAAGCCCGAGGCGACATGGGACAATCTGATGCTGGGCCTGAGACTCGGCGAGCGGCCGCAGACGCTGGTGACGACGACGCCGAGGGCGATCCCGCTGCTCAAGCGTATCCGGCGGATGAAGAAGGTGGTGGTGACGACCGGACGGACGCACGACAACGCGCATCTGCCGGCGTTCTTCATGGAGCAGATCGAGGCGAGCTATGCCGGCACGCGGATGGGCCGGCAGGAGATGGACGGCGAGCTGATCGACGAGGCCGAGGGCGCGTTGTGGAGTCGCGACCTGCTCGACCGGCAGCGGGTGGCGGAGGCGCCGCCGGTCGCGCGGGTGGTGGTGGGGGTCGATCCCCCCGCGGGAATCGGCCGCGATGCGTGCGGGATCGTCGCGGCGATGCTGGGCACCGACGGGCGCGCCTATGTGCTGGAGGATGCGAGCGTGGTGGGGGCCAGCCCCGAGGGCTGGGCGCGCGCGGTGGCGGCGTGCGCCGCACGGCACGGTGCCGACCGGGTGGTGGCGGAGTCCAACCAGGGCGGGGCGATGGTCGAAAGCGTGCTGCGCGCCGCCGATACGGTGTTGCCGGTGATGCTGGTTCATGCCTCGCGCGGCAAGGTGGCGCGGGCCGAGCCGGTGATGGCGCTGTACGAGCTGGGCAAGGCGTTCCACGTCGGCATGTTCCCCGCGCTGGAGGACGAGCTGTGCGGTCTGGTGCGCGGTGGCGGGTATGCGGGGCCGGGGCGTTCGCCCGACCGGGCGGATGCGCTGGTGTGGGCGCTGTGGGAGCTGATGCTGGCGGCGAAGGGGATGGCGAGCGTTAGGGTGTTGTGAGGGGGGAGCGTCACCGATTCTCCCGTCATTCCCGCGAAGGCGGGAATCCATTGACGCCGACGGTGCGGGTAAGCCGGAACGTTGGCGCATATGGGTCCCCGCCTGCGCGGGGACGACGAGGGGGTGGCGGGCGAAATTGGGTCCGTTTCGGTGGAACCGGGTAGCCGGCGGGTCGATGATCGGTGAAATGTCGTTGTGGACGGGATCGGCGGATATGCGGCCTGTCCCGCATCCTCATGACACACGGCCAAGGACATGGGGCATGAACCAGTATCGATCGCCACCTGTGGCAAAATCGCTGTTGAATGGGATGGCGCAGATCATCGCCGTGCCGGGAATGGGTCGGACGTGGCGTGCGATCGACGCCGGGAGTGCCTCCTCCGATTGGCGTGCGATCGGCGATGATCTGCGCCGGTCGATGCAACGGACAAGCATTCGTGCGGATGGTTGACGGTACGGACCGGGTGGCGGTGCGCATATCCCGCGACCAGCAGATCGAATTGATGCGGGGTGCCGAGGCCCGGCTCATGGCGCGCTTTGCCGCGTGGATGCAGGTTAAGGAAATCCGGCAGTTCGGATGTCGGCCAGCACCCGGACAGGGCGACCAGCCGCGACAGGAATAAACCCGGAGCTGGATAGTCCGCGATGGTCATGCTGGTGCGCTCGCGCGAGCCTGTGGCTCCCCGACCCCTCTATAAATCTGCGCTAGCCAGCAAAGCTGGCAAGCTTCGGTATCCCTCTCCCCTTGTCAGGGGAGAGGGCAGGGATGGTCCGACGATGGACTGGTTGGCTTCACGAGGCCCCGCCGATGCGGGGCCTTTTTCGTTTCGGGAGACAGGGCATGAAATGGTTCGGACGCAGGTCCGGGCGCGACGGGTCGCGTCCGGTGCTGGCGCGCGGGGGCGCGGGGGCGGTCGCGTGGCGTGAGGGGGCGGGGCCGGCGGCGGGGCAGTGGCCGCAGGATTATGCGGGGCGGCTTCGCGAGGGCTATATCGGCAATGCGGTCGCGCAGCGCGCGGTGCGGACGGTCGCCGAGGGGCTGGCCGCCGCACCGATCGCGGGGACGCCGGCGGCGGTGGCGCTGGTCGGCGCACGATCGGCGGGGCAGGAGTTTCTGGAGACGGCGGCGGCGCATCTGCTGCTGCACGGCAACGCCTATGTCCAGGTGATCGAGGACGGGGCGGGGGGTGTCGGCGAACTCTATGCGCTGCGGCCCGAGCGGGTTTCGGTGGAGGCGGATGCGAGCGGGTGGCCGGTCGCCTATCGTTACCGGGTGGGCGAGCGGGTGACGCGGATCGCGGCGGAGGACGGCGCGGGGCGGCCGGCGCTGATCCATATCCGCGCGTTCCATCCCGCCGACGATCATTATGGCCTCGGATGCCTGAGCGCGGCGGCGGGCGCGGTGGCGGTCCACAATGCGGCGGCGAAGTGGAACAAGGCGCTGCTCGACAATGCCGCGCGGCCGTCGGGCGCGCTGGTGCATGATCCGGGCGACGGCGGCGTGCTGTCGGCGGATCAATATGCCCGGCTGCGCGCCGAGATCGACGACAGTTTCGCCGGCGCGCCGAACGCCGGGCGGCCGATGCTGCTCGACGGCGGGTTGAAGTGGCAGGCGATGAGCCTGTCGCCCGCCGACATGGATTTCGTCGGGCTGAAGGCGCAGGCTGCGCGCGAGATCGCGCTGGCGTTCGGCGTGCCGCCGATGCTGCTCGGGCTGCCGGGCGACAATGCCTATGCCAATTACCGCGAGGCGAACCGCGCGCTGTGGCGGCAGGCGATCGTGCCGATGGGCGAGCGGATATTGGGCGCGGTGGCGCAGGGCCTCACGCCGTGGCTGGGCGAGGTGACGCTGGCGATCGATCTCAACCGGGTGCCGGTGCTGGCCGAGGAGCGCGAGCGGTTGTGGCGGCAGGTCGCGGCGGCGAATTTCCTGAGCGATGCCGAGAAGCGCGGGATGCTGGGGTTCGACTGAGCAGCCGGACGGCGGATGGGGTGCCGGGGAGCGGGCCGGCACCTCCCCTCCCTGACTAGGGAGGGGGCGGGGGTGGGTTGGCCCGAGAGGAAACGCAAGCGTTCCACAACCGGCCGACCCACCCCCAGCCCCTCCCTAGTCAGGGAGGGGAGGAGACTGAGGGCACTTTGCCGAACGTCGATCCGGCCTAGCGGCAGCGCAAGGTGCTGCGGTCGAAGGTCAATCCGCGTTCGGCGCAGCGGTCGGCCTTCAGGATCGGCAGCGCGAACACGAAGGCGAGGAGTGCGGCGGCGAAGGCGGCGGCGATGATGCGCAGGCGGGGTTTCACCGCGTCTGGCTAGGGCGAGGGCCACGGGGAGGCAAGTGATGGACGACGAGATGGTGCTGGCGCGGCTGATGGGACAGGCGGCGGAGGATGGCGCCGACCTGCTGACGCTGCGCGGGCTGGCGGAGGCGGCGGGCGAACTGGGGGCGACGCGGGCGATGGCGCGGATCGGGCTGTCCGATGCCGGCGCGGCGGGCGATGTGAAGGAACTGCGCGACCTGCTGGCGGCGTGGCGCGATGCGAGGCGCTCGGCAGTGCGCGCGGCGTTCGGCTGGGTGGTGCGGATGCTGGTGGCGCTGGTGCTGGTGGGGATCGCGGTCGAGACGGACTGGCCGCGATGGGGGCGGTGAGGTTCGCGGGCTATGCGGCGGTGTTTCACCATGCCGACCGCGGCGGCGACGTGCTGCTGCCCGGCGCGCTGGTGGCGGGCGGGCGGGTGCCGCTGCTGTGGCAGCATTGTGGGACACCGATCGGGACGGTCGAGTGGATCGGCGAGGATGCGCGCGGGGTGAGGATCGTCGCGCGCATCGCGGCGGACGAACCGGCGCGGCTGGTGAAGGCCGGGGCGATCACGGGGCTGTCGTTCGGCTATCGCGCGCTGCGGGTGCGGCAGGGGGTGCGGCGGGTGATCGCGCGGGCCGAGCTGGTCGAGATCAGCCTCGTCGCGCAGCCGATGCAGCCGCTGGCGCGGATCCATGCCGTCGAGGACGGGTGAGCTTCGGCCGGGCATCAATTTTCTGGACGGGCGTCGCGGTTGCGGCGCCCTTTTTCATGGGGACGGGCATATGACGATCGAGGGAATGACGGGCGGACTTTCGGGCGTCGCGGCACCGGGCAACCGGCCGCTGCTGAGCGGGGCGAACGTGAGCAGCGGTTTCGCCGCGTTCGTGCGGGCCGGGACGACGGTCGAGACGAAGGCGTTGTCGAGCGCCAGCGACGCGGCGGGGGGCCATGCGGTGCCCGAGGCGATCGACGAGCTGATCGAATCGACGCTGAAGTCGGCCAGCCCGATCCGTAGCATCGCGCAGGTGGTGCAGGTGGGAGGTGCGGGATACCGCAAGCTGGTGACGAACGGCGGTACGCCGTCGGGCTGGGCGGGGGAGACGGCGGCGCGGCCGGAGACGGCGACGCCGACCTTCAACGAGATCGTGCCGCCGATGGGCGAGCTGTACGCCAATCCGGCGGCGAGCCAGGCGATGCTCGACGATGCGGCGTTCGACGTCGAGGGCTGGCTGGCCGGCGAGATCGCGAGCGAGTTCGCCCGTGCCGAGGGGCAGGCGTTCGTCAGCGGCAACGGGGTCGCGCGGCCCAAGGGGTTCCTGAGCTATCCGACCAGCGCGGTGGGCGATGCGACGCGGGCGTTCGGGACGATGCAGTATCTGGCGAGCGGGGCCGCAGCCGATTTCGGGACCGAGCCGGAAAACCGGCTGATCGACCTCGTCCACCTGCTGCGGCGGCCGTACCGGCAGGGGGCGTGCTGGGTGATGAACGCGCAGACGGCGGCGCGCATCCGCAAGTTCAAGACGGCGGACGGCGCGTTCCTGTGGGTGCCGGGGCTGATTGAGGGGCGGCCCGACACGCTGCTCGGCTATCCGGTCGTCGAGGCGGAGGACATGCCCGACATCGCGGCGGGCAATTCCGCGATCGCGTTCGGCAACTTCAAGGCGGGCTATCTGATCGCCGAGCGGGCCGAGACGCAGGTGCTGCGCGATCCGTATTCGAACAAGCCGTTCGTCCATTTCTACGCGACCCGGCGGGTCGGCGGCGCGGTCATCAATTCGGAGGCGATCAAGCTGATGAAGTTCGCGGTGTCGTGATGTGAGGGCGGTGCCGGCCCGCTCCCCCTCCCCGCCACCCACGCAAGTATCCTGAATGGGTGGCGGGGAGGGGGAGCGGGCCGGCACCGCCACCATCCGCGTGAGCGGATCGAACAACAGGAGACGGACATGACGGCACCTTTGCCGGCGGCGGTGGTCGCCGAGGTGCGCGAGGCGGCGCGCGGGTATCTGCGCATCGTGGCGCGCGACGAGGATGGGGTGATCGAGGGAGTGGCCGCCGCCGCGCTGGCGCTGGCCGAGGGGTTCACCGGACAGGCGCTGATCGTGCGCGAGCATGTCGCGGCGATGGCGGCGGCGGGCGAGTGGCGCGCGCTGCCGGTGCAGCCGGTGCGATCGATCACCGGCGGCGGCGCGGTGGCGGCGGTGGACATCGATGCGACCGGCACCGGATGGGTGCGGATGACTGCGGCGGGCGAGGTGCGCTTCGTGGCGGGGCTGGCGGAGGACTGGGCGGGGCTGCCGGCGGCGGTGGCGCAGGGGGTGGTGTTGCTGGCCGCGCATCTGATCGAGGCGCGCGGGCGCGATCTGGCCCCGCCGGCGGCGGTGGGGGCGCTGTGGCGGCCGTGGCGGCGGATGCGGATCGGGAGCGCGCGGCGATGAGGGCGCTCGCCGAACGGGGGCGCGTGGCCGGTGCGGCGCGGGCGGCGGCGGTGCGCGAGCGGGTGGCGGCGCGCGCTGGAGCGGTGGCGGGGGTCGAAGTGGCGGTAGAGGGGGATGCGGTGGTGCTGTCGGGGCGGGGGCTGGCGCGGCGGTCGATCACCGATCCGGCGTTCGCGCAGGTGGCGGAGTGGGGGCGATGATCGCCGCCACGTTGATGCAGGCGATGCTGGTGGCGCGGGTGCGCGCGGCGATCCCCGAGGTGGCGGTGTTCGATGCGCCGCCGGTGCGCGGGCTCCGGCCCTATGTGCTGATCGATACGCCGGCGCTGAGCGACTGGGGCACCAAGGATGCCGCCGGGCGCGAGGGGCGGGTGGTGGTGCAGGCGTTCGATACGGGCGAGCGGCCCGAACGGCTGCGCGACCTGGCGGCGCGGGTGGAGGCGGCGGTGCTGGGCGCGCCGGCCGAGTTGGCGGGGTGGCGGGTGGCGTCGCTGGTATTCCTGCGCGGCCGGCTGGCGCGCGAGGGGGAGGGGCGCTGGGTCGCGGTCGCCGAGTTTCGGGTGCGGATGCTGGCGGGGTGAGGGTGCGGTTTGCTCCTTAGTGATCCCGGTGAGGGCTGGTGTCGATGGTTCAGCACGAGCCGGTGTTGGGGAATGTGCGGGACGGTGGATCCCGGCCTTCGCCGGGATGACGAAGTGGGTGGGGCGGGTGGTGTGGCCTTGCCGATGACAATGGCAGGCGGGGGCCTGCGGCTTTTCAGGAGAATGACATGGCGGTGGAGAAGGGAAGCGCGTTCCTGCTCAAAGTCGGGAACGGGGCGTTGCCGGTCGTCTATACGACGGTGGCGGGGATGCGGACGACGCAGTTGAGCATCAACGGCGAGGCGGTGGCGGTGACGTCCAAGGATTCGGGCGGGTGGCGCGACTTGCTGGCGGGCGCGGGGGTGCGGTCGGTCAGCGTGTCGGCGGCGGGGGTGTTCACCGGGGCTGCGGCCGAGGTGCGCATCCGGGGCAGCGCGCTTGTCGGGCGGATCGACGATTACCGGCTGACGTTCGAGGGCGGCGAGATGATGACCGGGCGGTTCCTCGTCACCCGGCTGGACTATGCCGGCGATTACAATGGCGAGCGCAGCTATACGCTGGCGCTCGAATCCTCGGGCGCGGTGGTGGCGGCATGACCATGGCCGCCAATCCGGTGCGCGGCGAGGCGTCGTTGCGCGTGTGCGGCGAGACGCTGGTGCTGCGGCCGAGCTTCGCCGCGCTGGTCGCCGCCGAGGCGGAGGTGGGGTCGCTGCTGGCGCTGGTCGAGCGGGCGGCGGCGGGGCGGATCGGCATCGCCGAGCTGGTCGCGCTGCTGTGGCATTGCCTGCGCGATCCGCCGCCGGTCGACCGCGATGCCTTTGCCGAGGGGGTGACGGCGGCGGGCATCGCGGCGGCGACCCCGGCGCTCAAAGTGCTGATCGGGCAGATACTGGGCGGGCGATGAGTTTCGCCGAGGGGGCGGCGCGGGCCGCCGGGCTGGCGGGGGTGGCGTTCGGCTGGTCGCCCGACGCCTTCTGGGCCGCGACTCCCGCCGAATTGGCGGCGCTGGTGCGGGCGGTGGCCGGCGATGCGCCGACGCCGTGCGACCGGGCGACGATCACCAAATTGAAGGAGCGTTTTCCCGATGGATGAGGAAATCGAACGGCTGATCGTGCGCGTGCGCGCCGATACCGCAGGCTTCGCCGCCGATGTGGCGGCGATGCAGGGCAATCTGGACGGACCGTTTTCTGCCGGGGTCGACCGGGCGGGGCGGGCGATCGAAACGACGCTGGCGCGGGCGATCCGTACCGGCAGGCTGGGGTTCGACGACCTGCGCGATGTGGCGCTGAAAGTGCTGGGCGAGATCGCGGCCGCCGCCGTGCTGGGGTCGGGGACGCCGGGCGGCGGCGGGGCGGGGGGACTGATCGGGTTGCTCGGCCAGTTGATCGGCGGTGCGCCGGGGCGGGCGACCGGCGGTCCGGTCAGTCCGCAGCGGCCCTATTGGGTCGGCGAGCGTGGCCCCGAACTGTTCGTGCCGACCAGCAGCGGGCAGGTGATGCCGGCAGGCGCGGGTGAGGCGCGCGCGGTGCGGGTGGCGATCACGATAACCGGCCCACCGGGGCAGGAGGCGCAGGCGCTGCGCCAGTCGGGGCGGCAGGTCGCGCGCGCGGTGCGCGCCGCGCTGATGGAGGCGTGAGATGGGCCATTGGCTGGCGAGCGAACGCACAGACCAGGAGGCGGGCGTACTGACCCGGTTCGATGCGGCGTACTGGACGGTCGATTTTCCCCGGCCGATGATGGCGTCGGTGGTGACGACGGCGGCGGATGCGCTGCGGGTCGATTGCGTCTTCTATCGGCGCGACGATCTGGCCGGGCTGATCTGGGCGGCGGAGGACAAGCACGATCATCCGTTGCTGCGCTATGCGACCGATCGCAATTTTCGTGGGTGCCGTCTGTCGTTCCGGTGGCGGTCGGGCGGGGTGCGGCCGCTGGATGTGGTGCATGGCCCGGTGCTGACGATCGAGGGACGCGACGCGAGCGGTGCGCCGCGCGCGTGGTATGTGCGGTTGTGGAACTATGCGGTCGGCGACCCGGAGGATGCGGTGGTCGCCATCGACTTCGCGAGGGTCGAGGGCGGGTTCCTGCTGCCGGGGGAGGCCGATCCGGTGTGGGCGGGTGATGTCGACCGGATGTTCGTGTCGCTGGTGCCGCCGGGCTATGACGCGGGCGACGCGCCGCTGGCGGCACCGGCCGAGGGGTGGGTCGAGCTGTCGGACCTGCGCTGCGAGGGGCCGGGATCGGTGTTGGCGGTGGGCGATGTGGTTGTGCCCGAACATGGGCTGGGCATCTGTAGCGGCTATGACGACAGCTATCACCTGACGCCAGCGCGGTTGCTGCACAATGCGCTGCGGCTGGGGTATCGCGGCGACATCGTCCATTATGTCGGCATGAGCCATTATTTCCGGCTCGAGCGCGCGGGCGGCGGGTTGTTCGTGTCGCTGGCCGGCGGGGTGCTGAACGCGGCGTGCGCGGCGTGGCATCGTGACTTCGCGGCGCGGGCACTGGCGCTGGGGTACGGCGTCATCTGGTCGCTCAGCTACGAACTGTTCGACGCGCATTGCTGGGGCGACTGGAAGCAGCGCGCGAGCGACGGGTCGCCCGCGCTGACCGGGTGGGTGCCGCCGTCGACGCTGCTGTCGCCGGCGCATCCGGGGGCGATGGCGTATTTGCAGGCGGTGGCGCGGGCGTTCGTCGGTATCGCGGTGGTGGCGGGGTTGGTGCCGAAGTTTCAGGTGGGCGAGCCGTGGTGGTGGGTGACGCCCGGCCATCGCATTTGCCTGTACGATGCGGCGGCGAAGGTCGCGCTGGGCGGCGATCCGGTGGTGATCGACGATGTGCGCGGGGACCTGGATGCCGCCCGGCGCGAGCTGCTCGACCGGGCGGGGGCGCTGCTGGCGGCGTCGACCGCCGCGCTGGGGCAGGCGGCGCGCGCGGCGGGGGCGGTGCAGGTGCTGCTGCTCGCCTATCTGCCGACCATTCTCGATCCCGCCGCGCCACAGGTGAAGCGCGCGAACCTGCCGGTGGGGTGGGCGCGGCCGGCGTTCGATGTGCTGCAACTGGAGGATTACGACTGGGCGGCGACCGGCAATGTCGGGGCGAGCGTGCGGGCGGTCGCGGCGGCCGAGGCAAGGCTGGGCTATCCGGTCGGCGAACAGCAATATTTTGCCGGGTTCGTGCTGCGGGGCGAGGACCGGGAGCAATGGACGGCGATCGTGGCGGCAGCGCAGCGGGCAAGGGCGCGCGGGGTGGCCGGCGTGTTCCTGTGGGCGCTGCCGCAGGTGCTGCGCGACGGATTGGTGTGGTTCGACGAGGAGGATGGCGTGGAGGCGTTCGACGATGTGCGCTTTCCGCTGGCGCTGGGCGCGCAGGCGGAGGTGATCCCCGAAACGCAGACCGCGATCGCGGCCGGGGCGGGCGGGGCGGAGGTGCGCGGCATCGGCTGGGCCGAACCGCGCACCCGCTATGACGTGGCGCCGGGGGTGCGGTCGCAGGAGGATGTGGCGGTGTTGCTGGCGTTCTTTCGTGCACGGCTGGGGCCGGCGCGGGGGTTCCGGTTGCAGGACCCGTTCGATCACGCGACCGGCGATCCGGTGGGGCCGCGCGACGTGGCGCTGGGAGTAGGCGACGGGGCGACGACACGGTATCCGCTCGTCAAACGCTATGGCGCGATGGTGCGGCGGATCACCCGGCCGGTGGCGGGCAGCGTCCGGGTGAGCGTCGGCGGGGTCGAGACGCAGGGGTTCAGTGTGGAGGCCGGGGGCTTCGTGCTGCTCGATGTCGCGCCGGGGCCGGGCGTGGGCGTGGCGGCCGGCTTCGGCTTCGATGTGCCGGTGCGCTTCGCCGAGGACCGGTTGCAGGTGGCGCGGACCACACATGGCGCGGCCGAGGCGGTGAGCGTGCCGCTGATCGAGCTGCGCGAACCATGAGTGGGGACAGGCTGGTGACGCTGGCGTGGTGCTGGCGGATCGAGCGGGTCGATGGCGTCACGATCGGGTTGACCGCGCATGACCGCGATCTGGTGGTGGCGGGGCTGACCTATCGTGCCGCGCCGGGGATGATGCCCTCGGCGATTGTGCGCGACGATACGGCGGGCGCCCCGGCGCTGGAGGTGGGCGGGGCACTGAGCCACCGGGCGGTGGCGGAGCGCGACCTGCTGGCCGGGCGCTATGACGGGGCGCGGATCAGCGTGTTCGCGTGGGACTGGAGCGCGGAGGTGGCGACGCCGGTCGCCGGGGGGCGGATCGGCAGCGTGGCGACGGCGCGGGGCGGCTTCACCGCCGAATTGCTGGGGGTGGAGGTGGCGCTCGACCGGGCGGTGGTCGAGACGACGTCGCCGGGATGTCGCGCGACGCTGGGCGATGCGCGGTGCCGGGTACCGATGGCGGAGCGACGCAGGGTGGTGCGGGTGAGCGCGCAGGCGGGCAACCGGCTGGTGCTGGCGGGCGGCGGGGTGGGCTGTGCCGGCGGGCGGCTGCGCTGGATCGGCGGGGCGAACGGCGGGCTGGCCGAGCGGATCGTCGTCGGGGATGCCACTGGCGTGGTGCTGGTGCGGGTGCCGGCGTTCGAGGGGGCGGGCGCGCTGGTCGAGGTGGGCGAGGGGTGCGACGGGACGCTCGCCACGTGTCGCGACCGGTTCGGCAATGTCGCCAATTTCCGGGGCGAGCCGCATCTGCCGGGCATCGACCTGCTGACGCGCTATCCCGGCGCATGAGCGCGGTGGTGGCGCGGGCGCGTGCGGCGATCGGGGCGCGGTTCCGGGTGCAGGGGCGGTCGGTGGAGGGCGGGTTCGACTGTGTCGGGCTGGTCGGCTGGGCGACCGGGCGGGCGGTGCCGCGAGGTTATCCGGCGCGGTGTGGCGATGCGGCGCGGGCGGGCGATGCGCTGGCGGCGGCGGGGTTCGTCGCGGTCGGGGAGGCACGGCCGGGCGACGTGCTGCTGCTGGCGAGCGCGCCGGGGCAGTTGCATCTGGCGATCGTGAGCGAGCTCGGGATCATCCACGCCGACGGCGTGGCGCGCCGGGTGGTCGAGCGGCCGGGCGTGCCGCCGTGGCCGGTGATCGGGGTGTGGCGGATGGAGGAAGCGGGCTGATGGCGAGTGTGGTGCTGACGACGCTGGGCGGAGCGGTCGGTGGGCCGGTCGGCCGGGCGCTGGGGGCGGTGGCCGGGCGGACGATCGATGCCGCGCTGTTCGGCGGCAAGCGGCGCGAGGGGCCGCGGCTGACCGAACTCAGGGTACAGACGTCAAGCTATGGCAGCGCGATCCCGAAGCTGTTCGGGACGATGCGGGTGGCGGGCACGGTGATCTGGGCGACCGACCTGCGCGAATCGGCGGCGACGACCGGCAGCAAGACCGGCGGGCGGACGACGCAGTACAGCTATTCGGCGTCGTTCGCCGTCGCATTGTCGGCGCGTTCGATCCGGGGGGTGGGGCGCATCTGGGCCGAGGGCAAGCTGCTGCGCGGGGCGGCGGGCGACTGGAAGAGCCGCACCGGGTTTCGCTGGTATCCGGGCGACGAGGCGCAGATGCCCGATCCGCTGATCGCGAGCGTCGTGGGGGTGGGCAGCGCGCCGGCCTATCGCGGCATCGCCTATGTGGTGTTCGAGGAGTTGGCGCTGGCCGATTTCGGCAATCGCATCCCCTCGCTGACCTTCGAGGTGATCGCCGATGCCGCGCCGGTCGCGGTCGGCACGATCGCGGGCGTGTTGAGCGACGGGGTGATCGGCGGGCAGGCGGGGCCGGTGCTGGGCGGGTTCGCCGCCGAGGGGACCAGCGTCGGCGATGCGGTGGCGGCGCTGATAGATCCGATCGGCGGCTGGTATGCGGCCGGCGGCGGCGGGCTGGACCTGTGTTTCGGGGCGGGGCCGGCGCGGACGGTGTCGCCGGGGGCGGGTGCGCCCAGCCGGCGGCGGGCTCCGGTCGAGCCGCGCGATGTCGTGGTCGCCTATCACGACAGTGCGCGCGATTATCAGACAGGAGTGCAGCAGGTGCGGACGCCGGGCGCGCGGGCGACCGAGCGGATCGCGCTGCCCGCTGCGATGCAGGCCGGTGACGCGGCGGCGCTGGCGGGGATGGTCGCGGCGCGGCTGGCCAGCGGGGGCGAGGGGCGGACGCTGATGCTCGGCTGGGACGCGATCGACCTGCGCCCGGGCGAGCGGGTGACGATCGCCGGCGAGGACGGGCGGTGGCGCGTCCGCCGTGTCGCGATCGAGGCGGACGGCATAACCGCCGATCTGGTGCCGATCCCGTTCGCCGCGCCGGGGCCGGTGGCGGCGGACGGCGCGCCGGTGCTGGCCGCCGACGTGCTGCCGGGCGACACCCGGTTGCGGCTGATCGAGGTGCCGGGCGCGGGCGATACGCTGCAGGTGATGGCGGTCGCGGCGGGGACGGCACCCGGCTGGCGGCGGGCGACGTTGCTGGCCGGCGACGATGCGACAGGGTGGCGCGAGATCGGCATGACGGCGGCGGCGGGGACGATCGGCACGGTGCCGGGCGTGCTGGGACCGGGCACGGCGGCGATCGAGGACCGGACGAGCGAGATCGATGTCGTGCTGCTGCACGATGCGATGACGCTGGCCGATGCCGATGCGGCGGCGCTGGACCAGGGGGCCAATGCCGCATTGATCGGTGACGAGATCGTCCAGTTCGGCCGGGCGCGGCGCATGGGTGCGGCACGCTGGCGATTGTCGCTGCTGTGGCGCGGGCGGCAGGGGAGCGACTGGGCGATGGGGAGCCATGGTCCGGGCGAGGGCTTCGTGCTGCTCGATCCGGCGACGCTGCGCGCGATCGACGATCCGCCGCCGAGGGTCGGGCGGGCGATCCGCGCGATGGCGAGTGGAATCGCCCCCGACGACGTGGCCGAGACGGCGATCGTACCCGACGGCCGCGCGTTGGTGCCGCCGGCACCGGTGCATGGCCGGATCGACCGGGTGGGTGGCGTGCTGGCCGTCCGCTGGGTCCGGCGGGCGCGGGGTGTGGCGGGGTGGCGCGATTCGATCGACCTGCCGCTGGGCGAGGAACGCGAGGCGTATCTTGTGACGATCGCGCACGCCGATGGCCGTGGCGAGACGATCGAGGTCGCGATGCCCGCCGTCACCCTGCCGGTGCCGGGCGCGGCGGCGCAAATCATGGTGCGCCAGATCGGCACGCATGGCGCGTCGCGACCGATGATCCTTCCCTTTCTGCCGGAGATACCATGA